ATGGTGTGTTTATACCCCAAAACGAGTCGATAAGTCATGATTAAGGATGAACAGGTCATAGTTGGTGGCCTTACGGCTGAACTAGGCTCAGATAGGCTGGAATCGGTTTTTTTGCCGGTAACAGCTCCACGAATCCACTCACCGCTCAATGATTTGCCATCGCGCGGCTTTGAATTGATTGATTTCGCTGACCAGATCATTGAAGGCGGCTTTATGCCATGGCAAAAGTTTCTGGCCGAGCATTCTCTCAAGGTAAAGCCGGATGGTCGCTATCATCACCCAATCTCGGTGGCCACAGTCGCACGCCAAAATGGCAAAAGCACTTACATGATGGCCAGAATCTTGATGGGTTTATTTCATTGGCAAGAGAGCTTGCAGGTCTCCACAGCTCACCGATTGGTGACATCGCTTGAGCAATTTCGAGCAATTGTGCAGATTGTAGAAAGTCATGATGATCTAGCTAAACGGGTCAAGCGGATTAGGTGGCAACATGGAGCCGAGGAAATTGAAACGCTAGAAGGATCGCGTTTTATCATCAAAGCTGGTGGATCAGCAGCTAGAGGTTTATCAAAACCGGAAAGCATCCACATGGATGAAATCCGAGAGCTGCACGACATGGAAACATTTGCGGCAATGCGATACACATTGATGGCTGCCAAAAACCCACAGGTCAATTGCTTTTCAACGGCTGGTGATAGTCACAGCATTGTGCTCAACCAATTACGCGAGCGCGGATTGGCCGCAGCTAGTGGTGCATCCGATGATGTGGGTTATTTTGAATGGTCAGCACCGACTGATGAGATTTCATTAGAAAATGCAGCTTTCGCCAATCCCGGCCTCAACATAACAATCCATCCCGACAATATCCGAGCCGTTTTCAATGATCCTCCCGATGTTGTGCAAACCGAGGTTTTAAATCGTTGGGTTCAGACAATCTCCAGCGTTATTGGTGCCAAAGAATGGCAAGCCTGTGGAGATGAAACAATTGACCTTGATGAGGATAAATTGACATGGATGGCTATTGACATTTCACCGGACAGAAAACATTGCGCATTGGTCGCGGCTCAAAAGCTTGGATCAGAGAGTTTTGTGGTAAAGCTGCTGCACACTTGGGAAAACACTATTCAGCTAGATGATCGGGCAATTGCCAACGATGCAGCTAGTTATTGCCGAAAATATCCCATTGAGTATTTGCTTTACAGCCGCCGCACATCTGGAGCCGTTGCCGCCAGAATGCAGCCAGCAGGCATTCCGATTCATGACATGGATAGCGATTACCCGCAAGCTTGCGATGAGCTTTTGGGCGCAATTAACAGCGGCAGACTTAAACACCGAAATCAAAGTTCGCTTACAGAACAAATGCTTTCAGCTGTGCAATTGCGGCGTGGTGATGGCGGTTGGGTCATTGGAAGGCGTGCCAGCCAATCGGCGGTCTGTGCTGCCGTAGCAGCCGCGCTATGCACACACTTTGCGACACGCCCGGAAACGGATATAGATATTTTAGTGGGTTGATGCTTGACATTTTGAGAAAATGCGCCCATGGGATTATTTGACCGCAAACGCACCATTGAAGCTGTCGCGCCTATGCGCGGTGCTGATATCGCTGCACAGATTGGGCCAGCTCCAACGCTAGATGCGTTTTATCCATTTGGTGGCGCGGATTATCTTGCAAGCCGTGAAGAAGCAATGAGTGTGCCAGCAATTGCACGCGCACGAAATATGATTTGCAATTCAATTGCCACCATCCCGATGATTACGCGAGACAAAACAACCGGGCAGGTTATTGATCAACCCGTTGTAATTAATGATCCAGATAAACGCGTGCCGGGAGCTGCATCATGGTGTTGGGCAGCCGAGGATTTACTTTTTACAGGATTCTCTTATTTTCAAATAATGTCGGAATTTGCCGACACCGGCAGAGTGCGCGAGATGTGGCGCGTTGCTCCTAATCGTGTTGGTGTTTTCTTAAACGACAAAGGCACACAAATTGAGTATTACACAGTTGATGGGATGCAGGTGCCATACACAGGCCTTGGATCGCTTGTTGTGTTTTACGGCAATGATGAAGGTTTATTGAATAGAGCTGGTCGCACAATTCGCGCAGGTGCAGAGCTTGAAAGAGCTGCCGCAATGTATGCACGCGAACCGGTGCCATCAATGGTTTTAAAATCTAATGGCACAGCATTACCAGCTGATAGAATTGCAAAATTGCTTGATGCTTGGGGGGCAGCGCGTAGAAACCGCGGAACGGCTTTTCTCAATGCTGACATCACAATGGAAACTGTTGGCTTTACACCAGAGCAAATTGGCCTCAATGCTGCACGCGAAATCATTGCAACAGAATTAGCCAGAGCCGTTGGCATTCCGGCTTACTTTATTGATGCGCCGACTGGATCATCCATGACCTATGCAAACGCCAGCACGGCGCGTCAAACCTTGTTAGATTTCTCGCTGCTCCCATTGATGAACTCGATTTCTAGCCGTTTATCAATGCCAGATTTCACGCCATCAACACAACGCGTTGAATTTGATTTGAAGGCATACCTACGCGGCTCAGAGAAAGAGCGCGCAGAGATTTACAAGATTTTATTTGACATCGGAGCAATCACTACCGATGAAATTAGACAAATGGAGGATATGATCTCATGAAGCTAACAACACCAATGGAAATCACGGCAGCTGATTCTGATTCAAGAACAATCACCGGTCGCATAGTTGCATTCAACGAGCAAGCAAATGCCAGCACAGGCAAAGTCACTTTTGCTCGCGGATCGATTGTGCCTCAAGATGTTTTTTTAAACCTTGAGCATGACAACACACGCAGAATTGGCAAAAGCATTGCCATGAGCGTTAATGATAAAGAAATGACAGCTACTTTTAAAATTGCCAACACAACAGCTGGAACGGATGCATTGGTCGAGGCCATGGATGGATTGCGCGATGGTTTCAGCATTGAACTAGCCGTTGATAATTATGAAATGCAAAAGGATGGCACAATGAAAGTTTTGAATGGTCAGCTTAAAGGCGTGGCACTTGTTACCGAACCAGCCGTGCGATCTGCACGCGTTTCAGAGGTAGCAGCATCAGAAGATTCTGAAACTGAAACAGTTACAGAGACAACAAACCCAAATGAAGGAGACAAAGTGGATAACACTACCGAAAACACCGCTCCTGCCGCTGAACCGGTAGAGGCTCCAGCTGAGGCTGTACAGGCATCACGACCTGCCTATTACACAGCTCCACGATCACCAATTGTGTCAAAGGTTACATACCTTGAACACTATTTAAAGGCAACAATTCTTCATGATGAGGATTCACGCCAATATGTCAAGGCAGCAGATAACACAACAAGCACAGCACCCGGAATGGTGCCAACACCGCAAAGCACGCAGGTAATCAACGCATTGGCCAACGCGGATCGCGGAATGATTGATGCGCTTAGCCGTGAAACACTTGTTGGCGAAGGCATGACTTTTGAAATTCCAAAGGTCACAGCTGTTCCAACTGTTGCCAACATTGCAGAAAATGCAGCTGTCACAGAATCATCACTATCAGCAACATTCTTGAGCGTACCTGTTCAAAGCTTTAAAGGTAGAGCCATATCTACTGTTGAGCTCATTGATCGCAGCCGTCCAGAATATCTAACAGCTCTTTTGCAAAATCTTGAATTTGCTTATGCAAAAGTAACTGATGAATTTGCCGTTGGCACAATTGCTGGTGCAGGTCAGCAAACCGGTGTCAATGCAAACTCAGCCACAGGTTTCTTGGCTTACACATCACAAGCTGCTGGTGCCGTTTATGGATCATCACTTGGCTTTGCACGCAACATCGTTGTTTCTCCTGGACAATGGACAAACATCATGGGCTACAACGACAATGGCACACCGCTATACAATGCGGCGCAACCTAGCAATCAAGCCGGAAATGTGAGAGGCGATTCATTGCGCGGTGTAGTTTCACCGGGTCTGAACCTCTTTGTTTCACGATCCATTGGCAACGCTGGCCCAACAACATCAACCGGAGATTTCTCAATGGTCGTTGTCAATCCAGATGCTTGGACATGGTATGAGTCACCACGCTTTACATTGCGCACAGCAATCCAGAGCGATGGAACCATTGACATTCTTTACTACGGCTATGCAGCAATTGCTCCAAAGATTCCATTTGGCGCATGCTGGAACCAGACCTGAGCCGACTAACAAATCACTATCGGTAGCGGTCGCTCCCGAACGCTACTGACACGAAAGGAACCGAGATGCCAGCAATAGTCACAGCCGCACAGCTGAGGTCAATTCTTGGTGTCTCGGTTTCTTTATATTCTGACGCACAGCTTGATTCATTCATTGATTCAGCTGAGCAAACGATTTTGCCTTTACTTACGCAATACCAATCATCGGTGACTTTTGCCAATGTGGATAATGCCGTCATTTATTTCACAACTATCCGGCCGAATTATTTTGTGCCGGGGCAATCTGTCATTGTTACCGGGGCCGGAACCTACAATGGCACTTACACAGTCACCGATGATCGGATTGAGCCATTTACATTTACAGCGGCAACAGCAGCAGCCGACCGGACTTATCCATTGCCATTTATCCCAAGCGCATTGGCTACATTAAGCGGATCATCAGCTGCACAGCTTTACGCAAGCACACCGCCGATTGAGAACGCAATTTTGGTTGTTTCGGTTGAAATTTTTCAAAGCATTACAGCTCCCGGCAATCAAATTATGGCAGACAATTTTCAGCCATCACCATTCGTTTTAGGCCGAAGTCTCAGCAACAGAGTAATTGGTTTATTAGGCCCGTTTTTGGATGTCGAAAGTATGTGTCAATGACTATCGAATCAGCTATCCGCACACCATTGCAGACTGCACTCTCAACAATTGCAGCCAATGTGTATAACGGCATTCCAGAGGCAATGACATCTCCAAGCATCTGTTTAATTCCGGATGCACCATATCTAGAAAGTGTTTTAATTAATGGATCAACCACAAAAGTCAAAGTCAATTTAACTGTCACAGGTGTTGTTGCTTATCTCAACAATGCAGCAGCCTTGGACAATCTTGAACAACTAATGATTGACATTATCAGCACAATGCCATCAGGTTATGAAGTCGGCAATGTCAATCAACCACAACCATTGGAAGTCGGTGCGGGCAAATACCTCACAGCCGATTTACAAGTCAGCACCTATTACAACGACTAAGGAGAAATCAGATGACCACTATCATAACTGGCAGAGACATCACTTTCACAATTGATAGTGATACATACGATGCACAAGCCACCTCAGCAACACTAACTGTTGATTCAACAATCAACACCTATCAAACACTCGATGGCAAGGCTTATTACACAACAGATACCCAAGGATCATTTGCTGTCGAAATGCTTGCAGATTGGGGAGCGGCATCATCACTATGCGAAGCACTTTGGACCGCTGCAACAAGCGCACCACAGACTGGATTAGCGGTTGTGCTTGTGGCAGACACAGGCGCATCATTTGCATTTGATGTGCAGCCAATTTTGCCATCAGCTGGTGGAACTGCACCAGATGCACAGACTGTTTCGCTTGCATTCACATGTGTAACCACACCAGTAGCAACATTTAGCTAAGAAAAGGAAACGGGAGCATGAAACTACCAATCACAATCGAATACACGGATGGCAATGCTGAAACATACATTGCACATCCAGCAGAATGGGCAAAATGGGAAAACAAGACTGGCAACACGATTGGACAAGCCCAAGACAAAATGGGCGTGTCTGATCTGTTGTTTCTTGCATACCACGCAATGAAAAGAGAAATGGCGGGCAAGCCAGCTAAGCCATTTGAGATTTGGTGCGAGACTGTTGCTGACATCATTGTCGGTGATGCAAACCCAAAAGCTATAAGTCCGGAAGCATAAATAGGATTCTTTGGGAGGTAGCCATAGCAAGTGGCCAACCTGTCAGCGAATTTAAAACAGCTGAGGATTTACTAACGGCAATTGAGATTATGGAGAGGCGAAATGGCTGAGGATGCGGTTGCTTTTAACAAAGCTGAATTACGATCAATCATTTACGCTTTTAAAGGCATGGATGAAGAAGCTGCCACAAAAGCCAAATCTGTGTCTAATGGTCTTGCCACTTATCTTCAATCCAAAATTATCTCCAAATCTCAAGGCCGCGATAAAGCTTCCAGCCGTATTGCCGAAGGATCACGGGTAAGCAAATCATCTAAAGTTGGCGAAATGTCATTTGGTTTTGCATCACAAAAATTTTCAGGCGGTGGCACAACTCAGCAGCTCTGGGGTGGCTACGAATTTGGATCAAACAAATACAAGCAGTTCCCAATTTGGTCTGGACGAGAAGGTCGCGGCTCAAGAGGCTGGTTTATTTATCCAACGCTTAAAGCAGAACAGCCTCAAATAATTGCTCAATGGCAAGAGGCATTTTCTAAGATTGTGAAGGTTTGGTAAATGGCGGCTCAAGGATCAAGAACGCTTAAACTCTCCTTATTGGCAGATGTCGCTGAATTTAGCAAAAACATTAAGGCTGCAAGTAATGACACCGAATCTATTGGAGACAAATTTACAGATTTTGGCAAAAAAGCAGCTTTAGCATTTGCTGCTGCTGGAGCTGCAATTGGTGCATTTGCTAAACAATCCATTGAAAATGCAGCCGCTGATGAAAAGGCTCAACGCCTTTTAGCTTTAACAATTGAGAACACGACTAATGCAACGGCAGCGCAAATTGCGGGTGTTGAGCAATATATCTCAACAACATCACTTGCAATTGGTATTACTGACGATGAATTGCGGCCAGCATTTGCAAGATTGACTAGATCAACAAAAGATGTTGAAGATGCCCAAAGATTGTTAAATTTGGCGCTAGATATATCATCGGCTACTGGCAAACCATTAGAAGCTGTTGCTAATGCATTAGGAAAAGCCTACGACGGCAACCTTAATGCTCTTGGACGATTGGGTTTGGGTATAGATGCATCTATTTTAAAATCCAAAGATTTTGATTTAGTCTTTGCAACACTTACAAAAACTTTTGGCGGTTTTGCAGATAATGAAGCTCAAAGTGCAGAAAAAGCTTTTGCTCGCATAAAAATTGCTACCGATGAAGTTCAGGAACAAATCGGCGCTGCCTTGTTACCAGTCATACAAGAATTGACCACTTTTATTCTGCAAGAGGTTGTGCCGGTTGTCCAAAGTTTTGTAGATGGATTAACGGGCAAAGATGGCTTGACCGAAGGTTTATCAGATACGCAAATTTCAGCACAAAACTTTGGCAAAGACATTCGAGGCTTGATTAAGATAGTCATTGATTTTAAAGACGAACTTATTATTTTGGCGGGTGTCATTGGCACAGTCTTTGTTGTCTCAAAGATAGCAGCTGGTGTTGCTGCCACAGTCTCGGCAATCAAGTTGCTTATGACTGCTTATAACGCTCTTAAAGCATCGGCAATCGTGACTGGTGTGGCAACGGCATTTGCACTTAATCCTTTGCTTGGTTTAGGCGCAGTTGCTTTAGCGGCTGCCGTTCTATCAGGAGCAAATGCTTTGGCAAATAGATCAGATGGTGATGTTGATTTTGGTACGGATGGTTTTGCAGTAGGCGGTGCGCCGGGAGCAATTAGCGGTTTTGGTGGTACTACTGGCACCCGTCAAGGCCCAACCGATGAGTCAATTGCAAGATTTGCACCAGCCGGAGCGGACAGAGATGCTGCAATTGCTCGCATTGCAATTGCAGCCGGTGGTGCAGCTACGGACTCGCAAAATGCGGCACGATTTGCAGGAGCTGGTGGCATCACGGATTCACAAAACGCAGCAAGATTAGCGGCAGAAGCTCTGGCTCGAAATGAGGCGGCTAATACAGCCAGAGTCGCAGCAGCAGCAGCAGCAGCAGCAACGCCAAGCATTACCATCAATGTTTCGGGCGCAGTGGATAAAGAAGGCACAGCACGCACAATTGTTAATACAGTCAATGATGCATTCTTCAGAGGCACAGGCGGCGCAACCGCATTGGTTGGCGTATGACAATCTGGAATCCAATTTGGCGCGTAACCATAGATGGCACAATTTATACAAACTACGCCTTAGCCAACTTAAAAATTGTTAGCGGTCGCACAAACATCTATGAACAAGCGCAGGCTGGTTATGTCAATTTGACTTTGATAAACCTTGAACAAACTCAAGTTGATATTCAAATAAATGACTCAGTAACTATTGAGCTGCAAGATTCTACAGCTGTTTATGTGCCTATTTTTGGCGGCACAATTGTTGATTTAGAAATCAGAGTGGCACAAACGGGCAATATAGCCACAACGCAGGAAATCCAAATTACGGCATTGGGAGCTTTAAGCAGGTTACAAAAAGCTTTGACAAATGGTGTTTTGGCACAAGATTTTGATGGCGACCAAATCTATGAAATTTTAGGCGATTTGCTGCTTAACAATTGGGGCGAAGTACCGGCCGCTGTGCAATGGCAGACATACGACCCAACCGAAACATGGGCCACAGCTGAAAATGTTGGGCTAGGCGAAATTGATCGTCCAGGTGAATATGAATTAGCTGCACGATCATCAGACCGAGTGGATGTTTATTCTCTAGTGTCAGATTTGGCCACATCGGGATTGGGCTATATCTATGAGGATGCTCAAGGCCGCATCTCATATGCCTCAGCTAATCATCGCGTAGATTATTTGACACTTTACGGATATGTGGATTTAACAGCCAAAGATGCTTTAGGTTCTGGCATAGCAATGCAATCCAGAGCTGGCGATGTCAGAAATGAAATAACACTAAAATACGGCACAAATTCAAACTCAGAGGTTTCGGCAAGTGATGCAGCCTCAATAGCGACTTTTGGCACCTTGGCTCAAATTATTACTACAACAGTAAAACACCAAGTTGATGCGGAAAACCAAGCTGACTTTTATATTTCTATTAGAGCGTTCCCAGAGTTTATGTTCCAAGAAACAACTTTTGAATTGACCAATCCCAACATAAGCGATGCAGATCGTGATGCTTTGATTTCGGTCTTTATGGGTATGCCCGTCCGCTTATCAGATTTGCCACTGAACATGGCAGCAGGTACATATCTGGGATTTGTCGAAGGTTGGCAAATAACCACAAATTACAACAGAGTGTCCATCAGCTTGATTATGTCTCCGCTGGCATACAGTTTAATTGCTCAGCAATGGGAAGATGTCAATATCGCGGAAGCATGGAATACAGTCTCAAATGTTCTACAATGGCAAAATGCCAGAATCGTTGCTTAGGAGGTAACACATGAGTAATCCCACAACCCCGTTTAGCTGGCAAATGCCGACCCCCACGGATTTGGTCACAGATTTACCGGCAGACTTCGAAGTTTTTGGTCAAGCCGTTGCTACATCATTAGCTGATTTATTAGGTGGCACAACAGGCCAAGTTTTATCTAAAACAACGAACGCAGACATGGATTTTACATGGGTCACAACTGATGACACAAATGCCATCCAAAATTCAATCATGGATGCAAAAGGTGATCTCATTGGTGCAACGGCAGCTGATACACCAGCTCGATTAGCTGTTGGTGCAAATGGAACAGTTTTGACAGCTGACTCGGCTGAGGCAACAGGCTTAAAATGGGCTGCTGTCTCAACGCCCGCTTATGTTGGCTGCTCGCTCTATAAGAGTGCAGATCAAACTTTGAGCAATGTGACAACAACAGTTATCACATGGGATTTAGAACATTTTGACACAAACTCATTTCACAGCACTGTAACAAACAATTCGAGAATAACTATTCCAGCCAACTATGGCGGAAAGTATCTCATTCAGGTCACATTAAATTGGAACTCAAGTTCTACATCTTATCGTGAAGCAAGAATTAGACTTAATGGCAGCACAATTTTGGCATATTCACCAATACAAGCAGCAAGTAGCGGTGGAGTAGCTAATACATTAAATGTTGTTAAATCACTAGTTGCTACTGATTACATTGAAATCCAAGGAGAACAAGCATCGGGCGGCAATTTAGGCATATCTGGTGGAAATGCATTTTCGGCACAAGTTCAAGTAACCTATTTGGGGGCATAAAATGTGGGAAAAAATTATAGCTGTTTATCCAGAATTAACAGATGCAGATTTTGGAATGAATGGAGTTATTTCATTGCAAGATGATGGCGATGGCATTGATTACATTGCACGATGGGATTACTCACAGCCAATTCCAGATGGATTAAAACTAGGCAAATGACATTCCCGCAAGGCACATTGCCCCGTTTGATTGAGGTTGCGCTCGCCGAGGTTGGCACAGCTGAGACTGGAAACAACGAGACAAAGTACGGCAAGCACATGAAAGCCGACAAGCTGCCATGGTGTGGGTCATTTCTCAATTGGTGCGCAGATCAAGCTGGTGTGAAAGTGCCAAATGTGGTCAGTACTAAAGCCGGGGCTGAGGCGTTTAAAAAAAACAAGCAATGGCACGAAACACCAAAGATTGGTGATTTTGTGTTTTTCGATTTCATCATTGATGACAAAGTGACCATCAATCACATTGGTTTAGTTATCCGGGCATCGGAGAAACAAATCGTGACAATTGAAGGCAACACCAGCGGTGGTGGGGATCAGCGCAATGGTGGCGAGGTCATGGTGAAATCAAGAACTTTGGGAGCAAGGTCATTTGTTGTCGGTTACGGCCGACCAACTTATGGCCCGTTTTCGGGTGATTTGCCCGACCGACCAAAAGGAGAAAAATAATGGATCAAGCAAAAGCAATGCTGGCATCATGGGCTAGAAGCTCTGTGGCTGGCGCGTTGGCCGTTTATATGACAGGCAATACCAATCCAAAGGATTTAGCTTTGGGGTTAGTGGCTGGACTCGTTCCGGTACTAGCTCGATGGGCTAACCCAAATGATGTGGCATTTGGTAACAAGAAGTGATTCAAAAACTGCTGGCAGCAGTATTGATTTGCTTAGGTTTATCAATACTGACTGCTTGTGGTTATCAAGGATGGACACGATATGAATGCCAAGAATTTGAGAACTGGGAAAAGCCCGAATGCCAGAAACCGCAATGCATCCCATTGGGAAACTGCACTAGCGATGTCATTGGATCATTATCGCCATCGCCCAGAGCGACGCCGTAGCGCAGAAGAAGTCCATGCGCAGCTGATTCTTATTATTGGCACAACGCTTGCAATGGTATTTCTCATCGTTACAATCGGAATTACTTACGCGTTAATTTTTGTCACGCAACCAATATCTGCTCAAGCTCCGAATGATGCCGCTTTCATTGATCTACTAAAAACGCTGGCAATTTTCTTGACCGGTTCATTAGGTGGTGTGTTGGCTGGAAATGGATTAAAGAGCAAGCCAAAAACTGGTAGCGACACGCCACAATCCACGCGGGAATCTTGAATTTGTCGGTTTTGCCTGTCACTCTCTATTTCGGGAGCTGAGACACGGCTCCCAGAAACGGGAGCAAGAAAATGACATCAGGTGAAATTGGATTGTTTATCTTTATGGCTGTGGCCTGCATTTTATGGGCCATTTGCAGCTATGCGGTGGGATATAAAGAAGGCCACAGAGATGGCTATCAGCGAGGCAAGGCCGTAAAGCGCCACGCATCATCTCAGGCGGTGCGCTAATGGCCTTCATGGACTCATACGAAGGCAATAAAGAGCGCACTGACAGGTGGATTGCCACATATCCGCAAGGCAGGCTGGAAGCGCACATTGTTGAATTTAACGCCGAAAAAGGTTATGTGCTGGTTCAGGCTAAGGCTTGGCGTAATCAGACAGAGATTGATCCTGCTGGCATTGATTACGCCCATGGCTATCTTGCAGCTTTTAGCGAGAAAATGAGGCGTTGGATGGTAGAAGATACTTGCACCTCAGCTTTGATGCGGGTCATGGCGTTGGTCATGGGGGGCACGGAAAAGGCCACAAAAGAGGTCATGACATTGGTTAAGACTGAAACACCAGCTGCTGACCATGATTACTGGACAACTAAATTTGGCGATGTGCCAAGCTATAAGACCAGAGAAGAAGCCGAAGAAGCTGATGAAACAGGATGGGCGGTCAATGGCGTGCCAATGTGCGCACATGGATCAATGCGATGGAATCAAAGCAAACCCGATGCGCCTAAAGCTTGGGCTGGATACTTTTGCAGCGAGAAAATCAAAGAAAAGCAATGCAAACCTGCATGGTATGTGCTGACCAGCGATGGCACATTTAAGCCACAGGTGTAATCATGACGAAAAAACGATTGATTATATTACTGGCAATCTTTGAAATAATGCTTTTGACTATCATGATGTGGTTGATGTTTCAATGAGCGATTACATTGAAATAATCCATCCACAGAGCATGACAGCCAAATTGCTGTGCAATGGTGTGCTGGTTGAAGAATACAAAATTGAGCAATGTGACAAATGCTCACAGCTGAGGCGATTAGATCAATTTGGCTATCAAAAAGGTTATGACCGCACTGAAAACATCATTTGGTTTTGTGGTGATTGCCGATGATAGATCGCATTGAGGAGGTGCAATGCATGATCGCAGCCATATCACATTGCCATGACAGATCAGCCGACCACAGCTCACGCATCGTAAAAAACCTTTCATGGTTTGAGTATGTGGCACAAATGGGTGAGTCAATGTTGGCTGAGATGGTTGTGGCTAAGCGGTTAGGTTATGACTATGAACCTGGCATTACATGGGATAAATCCAAGGCCGATGTTGGCGAACACATTGAGGTCAAATGGTCAG